TTACTTTTATGGTTTTCTCCCATTTCGCACTAAGCCTCTACATATAATGTAGGTGCTAGTTGTCGCTTCCTAATAGGACCAGAGACTTCCAAACCATACATGGTTTGGTTATCTAGCGACCTGGACTCGGGATGGGAGCCCAGACCTGCATCAGTCACGAATAGTGCTAACTTTCGGCTGATGTCAGCAGAGAGTAAGGCATAGCTACCCGATAAATCGGGAGCATGGCTTACTTTACGTACGAATTTATCCAGGTACCTTCTGGCACTTGGAGTCTTCGCTTCTCGGGATTCCCGAACGTAAAACTCTGCAGAACGGATTTTGCCCATCGCATTGCGATAGGCTTCCCTTAAGGGAACATGTAAGTTCCCATCCTCGCGGTCTGGTCTTGACGTAAGGAGAATAGGCACAAAGGTCGGGTGAACCCATATTGTTTTCACCAAACCCGTCCTACGATTGACAATAGTCTTTTCGTAAGGCGGCTTCGTTTGAGTACTATTGTAGAGGGTAACCTCTGCATTAGACTCACGAAGCTTTTTAAGCCATTCTCGGCAATAATTGTCCACACCAGATTTCTTAACCTGTTGTGCTGGCGCCAAGCCCAAACCTACCACTAAATCCTCGAGATTTCGGGAATTTAGATAGGATAACCACTTAAAGTGGTAGCGAGTCGACGCTTTAGGAAGGAGAGGAAGATTAATTCCTCCAAACCCTTCTGGAGCCCCCAAGGGGGCACCAAGCGCATATAGCGCTTTCCAAAAATGGAAGAAAGGTGAAACCTTCCAAAGCGACTTTCTCGGTGGTCGCATAAACTCAAGGGGATTCCCCTTGACTGCAGCAGGTTGAGTATTCCAACTCACAGTACCTTTGCTACCACCTGGAGGAGCACTCCAAACAGATACGAACGTATGCTGTTGAGGGTACCCATTTAGGTAAGGGATCTCACAATAGAGCCCCTTAGTCTCGTTCCAATAGGATTTTTCCAATTGCAACACGACTCCCCTCGAGGCTAAATGTTGATCATAAAGCCTCCGCCGTTCCATGTACCATCTTGGAAACAGTGCATCGTCGCCGCAAAACTTTCCGACGACCCCTCCCTTTGAGAGACGAGCGCCTCTCCGCTTCAACGACTTTATCTCCTTATGAGTATATGGATACTCAGTTAATGTTAACTCGGCACAATAAATGCTGATAAGGGATAAAATAGGAAAAGATGTGGGATCACCCATCATCTGACCAGTCGTTGTAATTGGACAGTCACTCAAACTTACAGGGCCTGGAGAGTTCAACTTCGGAGCATAGCCCGGAAGATCATCTCCCCTACCCTGTAAGTATAAAAGCCAAAATTCGGTTTCCTTAAGATACCAACGATAAAAATCGTCCTTACCTAAAAAAACAGGTAAACCCAACCTCTCAGATTCCTGAGAGGTAGGTGGAATCAACAAAGGCAAATCCGTTTGGCCCCTTAAATATGAGGGATACAGGTCCATTGGACTAACCTCACTCCCATCATTTGGGCAAAGTAAATACTTTGGTCCGAATAACCTCCCAAAATATGGGACGAATTCGGACAGTCGGGGGTCCTTCTTGGCCACTTCCTCATAAAAGGTTTGAGTCAGCCACTGTGGATGGAAATCCGTGGCAGCAGAGGCATCTTGGGAATACCAAGGCCCACCTGCTCCCCCTAGATCAATATCTAGGTTCCCCCCCAGTGACTCTGAGACTCGAGGGTCCCGAATCATAATATGATCCGCGGCCCGACGTAAAAGTTGTTGAACTAAGTTAACTGCTGTTAAAGAACAGGTAGGAAACCTAGTTTTCAATCCCTTTTCTTCCGCACAAATAGGAAGAATAGGGAGGATTTCCAAGTGTTCAAAAACCCAGGAAACCCCAACTTTTAAGAATTGCTGTAGTGTCCTACCTACAAGTGGTAAGCCAATACTGGCCTCCTCTAAGGTAGGAGTAACTAACATATGTTGAACCAAAGCCTTTGTACCTTCAGGTCTCATGCTATGGTCAAAGAGAAATTGGGTGAAATCTACATCACCCACCCTCACTCCACCAATGGTATAGTCAGGGTTCTCATCCATGTTTAGTTGCACTACAGCAATCCCAATTGACACCAGGTGTCTAACACCCTCCTCGTGTCCACCCGCAATCCTCGGGAAGCCCAAAGCGGCGTGAGAGGATGGAGCCGTAAAATATTCCGGCTGCCCTCTCTTAAATTGTGCAATATAATTATTGCAAAATAACCTCCACTTTGGGTCCTCCGGAGGAGGATTAGAGGTTAGCCTATCTACCAGCAACTCCAAACCAGAAGGTTGGGGATGCGGTGGAAGTGCACGAGCACAATAGCTAAACTCTAAAGATTGCCATTTGTAGTCAAATTTTGCCAAAGAAAACTTTGGAATCGGACTACCAAAGTACCACTTCCTCCCTAAACCTGCCAAGACCTTAAGATCTTGGGCGGCAAGGAAGGGATCTGTGATGACTCTAATTCTCCAACGGTTAATATACCGATACTTTGCACTATTTAGTGTAAAGGGTTGGTAACCCCGTCGAGCTGTCTCTACACGTATTACTTGTAGAGCACCCATTAGAGCATCCCACGTGGCCCTTTGAAATTGGAGTATCCGAAGCCTAGAAAAGAAAATTCGTGCGTTTTTAACTTGCGAATCTAATTTCTTTGATTCTTCCTCGGACTCCTTAAC